TCTTTTGGGGGTGGTTACTTCAAGGGCAAGCATGATGAGAATGTCTCTCAACAACTAGAGATTGCTCGTTTAAACGCTATTGCAAGGACAAAAGAGGTTGCTTTGGCAACAGCAGTGACATCAACAGCTACGGCATTAAGGACATCAAATGAGAAAGCAAGACAGATTTCAAAAGAGCGTGATTTGGCTATTGCCTCTGGTGCTTTGCGGTTGCGGCTCCCTGTCAAAACCAGTTGCCCCGTACAAACCTCCTCAGATACCGCCGTTGCCACAGGAGATAGCAGTCAAGAGGGAGGCGAACTTGACGCAACGACTGCTCAAACTCTTATCGCCATCACAGACGATGGAGACGAAGCAATCAGACAACTCACCGCCTGTCAACAAGCCTACGAATCCATCTACGAAACCTTAAAGGAGAAACAATGAACCTGTCAGCCAATTTCACCCTCAAAGAACTCACAAAGTCAGACACTGCTACCCGATTGGGTTTGGACAATACCCCTGATGAACAGGCTTTAGAGAACCTGAAAACCCTTTGCGAGATGGTGTTGCAACCAGTTCGTGAACACTTTGGCAAGTCTGTGACCGTGAACTCTGCCTATCGCAGTCCTGAGTCCAATGCTGCCGTTGGTGGCTCTAAGACTTCTGACCACTGCAAGGGCATGGCGGCTGACATCGAGATTGTTGGTGTTGCCAATGCTGATCTGGCTCAGTGGATTATGGATAACCTTGAGTACACACAGTTGATTTTGGAGTTCTACACTCCGGGCATTCCTGACAGTGGTTGGGTTCATGTGTCTTATGACCCAAATAACCTGAAGAAGCAGGAATTGACTGCCACCAAGGTTGCGGGTAAGACCACCTACTTGAATGGTTTGGTGGCCTAATCGTCTAGGAAAAAGAGCAGGGCGACTACAGCTAGTAGCGTCACTGCTCCTCCCAATGCGAGTACAAGCAAGATGTTGATGACGTTACTCAGCACTCTTGACCTTCCATTCACGTTCATTACGTCCTGATTTTGACTTGACTGTGCGTCCTGTCAACTCAATTAAGTCCATATTGGACAACTCGTTTAAACGTCTTGCAACCTGATTTGAGTCTAATCCGCTATGTTGGGCTATTCCATCCTTACCAAGCGCACCATGAGCCTTTAAACAGTCCACAATGATGCCAAAGTGCTTGGATGCCAAGTCTTTAGCTGAATCTGCTGCTTCAAAGCTGGTAATTGGGTCTGAATTTCTCACTCGACCAAAGATAGGCAAGTCAAAGAACTTCTTTACGCCACCACCAAAATGTATATCGTCTAATTTACTCATCATTCACTCCTGTTTAAAAAGGTGAGGTACTCGTAACACTGGTGCAATTGCCTTGCGTATCGAATGCCAGCATTACTTTCCCTCTTATTCAGTCAGACTCTAAAAAGGAATCGAATCGTCCAGATCATCAAAGCCATCTTTAGGCTTGGCCTTGGCTGGTGCTTGTCCTTGTTCTTCTTTAGGGCTGAGAGCCAGACCCATGAACTTGCCGTTCTTGCCTTCTTTAATCCATGCTGAGAGCCAGTATTCCTGACCATTCACACGCACGTTGCCTTTGTAGTCAGGATGATTGCTTGTTTCTTTCTTGTCATTCTTGAACAAGACACCTGAGTTGTCACGCTGTTCCATATTTACACCTTAATTTCATTGAGTTTTTTAACTTTGTCATCCACTTCCGCAAGAAACTGGATAACCTCTTTTTCGAGTTCTGCAATGTACAAGTCATTGCGCTCGATTCTTTTGATGAACAACTGAAGATGGCTAGGCATCCGTGGGTCAAAACTCACAAAGTCGCACCAACTTCTATCTGCACATCGCATCTGCCACTGCATCTGGTCAAAATATTTCTTTGATGGTTCTTCACCAAGAATTGTGTCAATATGGGTAGCAGTGTTAGGACACTTGATCTCTAGGCATCCATCGTCACCCACCAAGCCATCAGGAGAGGCGGCAGACATAGGAATACTAGGATGGTCAATAGCACCTACCTGATCGACCATATTGCCTGTCTTGGCCTCGTATGCGGCACGAGCAAAGGTTTCGTTCTCAACGCCCCATTCCATCGCAGCATTTGAGTAGGATTCAGCAACAGTCTGAGTCATGCGTTCTACGACCAACTGAGCCATGTAGTTATCTCTACTGGTGCTGTAACCTGCCTTTGTCTTGGCAACAATGTCAGAGATACGAGAAGCAGTAGCCTTCCCCAGTCTTTGTTGATGCCATTCTGGCGAGCCTTGTACGATTTCAGTCATGCTTCTCTCTCTTTCAACATTGCGTCTGCCATTTCATAAGCAAGACCCGCCCAATTGGAATACGAAGCGACTTCACCTCTTGTTGCACATCCAGTGATTGACGCTTGCATAGCCTTTGCCGCAAAGTAATCACGCAAACTCATTTCTGAGTAAATTGGATTTTTTTTATCAGCAGTACGCTTTGCATCTTGCTTTACTGATTCAAATGTGTGATAAGTCATTTCAATGCCCCTTTACGCTTTTCCTTGGCATCAATCACTTTCTTTTGCCAGCCCTTATCAGAGCCGCAAGCAGAGTAAGCAGCAGTGTAGACATTCTTCAGTTCTTCCATGTTGGATGCCGCATCAATAGCCGCTAAGTGGTCAATCATTGTGTTTACATCAATGTCAGAGCCAGATTCACCTTCAGGCAAGTCTTCTCCAGCATAGATATACAAGCCCAAACCATGCAGAGACAAAGCCTTAGTCATGCACCGCATGATGGCAGTGTTGACAGCAAATGCGTCAGGGTTGAGGATTGCTTTGTTACGAAAGTCCATCACTGGAAGTTGGCAAGTCATTGGTTTGCCAAACATAGTGACTGTGACGAACACCATTGCAGTGCCGTTTACGTCCATGAAGCACTTGTCACCAAACATCTCGACTTTGTAAGATGCGTTTCCATCGGCTTTTAGCGCTTCAGCCCATGCCCATGCCCACGAGAGGTAGGTAAGGTTGGCTTTTTTCTCTGTGTGGTCGTTAACATTCTTTGCCAACAACTCTTTTATAAGAACCTGTCTATCTATTAAAGATGGATTGAGAATCACAGTTTCTTTTTCGTATAAACGGTCACGCTTGTTAGTTGTTTCAATCATCATTCACTCCTATATACGCCATCTAAAATATCTTTTGTTTCTTGAGCAACCATCCACATTGCTAGATGTGTCAGGTCGGCATGGATTTGGGCTATGTCGTTACTGTATCCTTCGTATTTTTTGTGAAGGCACTTGTCCGACAACTTCTTCGTGTTCTGCTCGATTCGTATGAGCAGTGGTGCATAGTCGATCATCATTAACTCCTGTTTGTTTAAACTTCTTCCACGTTTCCGCAACATTGGTTTGTGCGGCATTCACATACCCAAATTCTGGGTTGGTGATCGGTTTGGATGGCAGCGCAACGCTTTGATATTTCCCAACGTATGCCATCTTCTTAGCCCTCTTTTCTCGCAATTTCCGCTGCGATTTCATGTTGACTATCGGTGTCCAAATCTGAAAATAGGACAAAGTGGTTTTCACCGCAACAAGACACGACTCCCATGCGTGGCTCAATGCAATAAGCACAGTATTCTTCATTTGAGTGTTCCTCAATAATTCTTTCAAGGTTGAGCTTGGTTTTCATTACTGGCCTCGCTTGTGGTAGGGATTGATTGTAGGGATTGCACCTTGTTCTTGTTTGAGTTGTTCTTGCAGTCTCTCCATGCGGTAGTAGCGCCACAAGTTAAGTTCTTCCTCGTCATCAACCCAAGGTGTTGTTGGCAGTTCTAAAGAGATTTCAGCCATACGCTGTGCTTTGAGTTCGACTCTGGCTCGCACCATGTCTGCAACATCTGCCCATGCGTTACAAAGGATGGCTTCAAGGATGGCTTTGCTATCGCAAATTGCATCTGCTACATCATCAGGTGTGAAGTCTTGCAGTGCTGCCCATGTCTCGTGCTTAATATCAATCATCATTCACTCCTGTTAAAAACCTATCAATGCGTGTATTCTGTCAGACATTATTGTAATTGACCATAGGGATTTCCCTAGTGCAGTTGTGTATTTCAGACAGTCGTTTGTTAGTGAACACTTTCCCGCATTTCAAGCACAGCCATGCAATTCCTTGGTCAACGGTGGTTTGTCTGTTGCCGTGGAGTCCTTTTGTGCGACCATAAAAAGTGCGGATTTGTTGAATCAACTGTTTCTCTCCTTGAGTTTGTCAAAACAATGCCAGCACATATAACTGTGCTTTTTTGTTGACCACCACACAAACGACACAGGACTGTTGTTGAATCTGTTCTTTAAGCACTTAGGACATTGTTTTATTTTCATGTGTTCACCCTTGGTGGGGTGCAGGTGTGAATGTCGTTTGTGCGTTTGCCGCATCGTGGGCAGAAGTTCTGCTCTGTGCGCTGTGGGTGGGTAGGGTAGTTGATGGGTTGCCGTATTTCAACTACGTCTCCACGATCAGCATAAACAGCCCCAGTACTGAAGTTTTTTCGGGTGTAAACAATTTTGTCGGTGTACGCCATACCTACTAGCAACCACGCAAAAGGTGCGTTGCCGTCGTAGGCGTAATCGCACTCCTCAATCGCGCCACAAAACTTAAAGGCACGGTAATACTCTTGACCTTTGCGGAGTACGCGCAACACATCGCCTTTTTTAAGGAGTTTCAGATCGCCAGCATCACTCCATTTATATGCAACAGGCTCTTGCTCAATCTCTTGACCCAACCTCTGCACTTCATACATGGCGTGTTCTCCGATGGCTTCTTTGATGGCGGTGATGGCTTGTTTGGCTTTGCAGCTTTCAGAGTGCGGATTGTAAGAAAGCACATCGCAACAAGCCCTGCGCCCAATGTCATCTTGTTCATTGTCGTACTTGATAACGTCTACAAAATCTTCCAACGCCCCAAGCGCCAGTTTCATTGCTTCGTCTTTCATGTGTTCCCCCTTGCGCGGATTTCTGCGGCCAATGTAAGCGCCGCCCACTGAGAGTCACTGTGTATGTCATCAGGGTCTTTACCCCCAACAACACGGTCACACACCTTTGCACAGGCTTCACGTTCTTTGGCGGCTACCAGTTTGGCAAACTCTATAAGCGCCTCGGTATAAATGCCATCAATAAACGGACGCATTCCAATCAACTTGCATTCTTGTGCCATTTCAATGATTTCATCTTGTGTCATTTCAATCCCCTGATGTAAATAGCAAAGCTGTGCAATGTGTCTTTGCCAAACCCTTCCATCTTCAATATGGCATCAGCCACTTCATCAATCACTGTGTCTCGGTAGGGGTTCAAAGACTCCACCCGCTGCTTCAACTGCCCTATCTCTTGTTCAACAACTTCAACCCTAGATTCAATCTGACGTTTACGCCAGATACTTTGAGCAGAATCGTTCATGCTTTTTCCTTTTGGCTTTCTTCATGTTTAAACAGGCTTTCTCTGCCGACCTAGCCTTACCCTTCTCTCGTATCTCTTGAGGGCTTAAAGGCTCTGTACGAGGCTCTGTATGGATAAAGATGCTAATGGACAAGACCACCAGCAACAATATCCTGATAAACGCTTCTGCGTAGGTCATAGTGACTTGGCATATTTGCGAGCAATGCGTTCACACTCGTCTTCTTCTGCGCCAGACAATTCGTTGCGAACGTCCTTGCCAGTCTCGTCTTGGGCTTCCCACTCAAAGTCAAGATAATTGGTAGCTACGTCATAGTCGTACCAAGTCAAAACAACAGTGACATCTTTCTCTAATTCTTCGCTGTAAAAGTTTTCAATGATTTCCATGTTGACACCTCTCAAGTTGTTGGAATCTGTATTGTCAGACAGAATGATTGTGATGGTATAGGGACTTTCCCTTATTGTCAAACTGTATGACGCTATACAATCCTAGCACTATGCCAAGACCACCATCAGAAATCACAGGCTCAAGCATTCAAATTGCTGTCAGAGTCACTGCAAGCCTCAGAGATGAGTTCAAAAACCTTGGAGGAGCCAACTGGTTGCGTAAACTGTTGGCACAATCCATCAACAAGAAGTTAAACAATGAAACTGTCAATTCCACAACTGCAAACCCTCAAACGTCTGACAAACGGAGCTAGAAGTAGCGTTTC